GCAGCTTTTCGACCGACCTACGCCAGCCCCCTTAGGAGTTACCATGCCGCCGCCAGCCTTGCAAACGGAGCCCCCATGATTGAGAGCAACGCCCATGCCACGAGTTGCAATGCCGCCGCCGCGCAAACCTTTTGGAGATTGCTGCTTGTCGTGCTTGGTGTCCATGCTAGATTTTTCCCAATCGGCAAGAGACATACCATGCTTCTTAGCCAACTTCTTGTCCTGCTGGAGGTCCTTCTTAGAACCTTCCCACTCCTTCATGCTCATTTTAGCCATGGTACTTTTTCCTTTGTCTTCTTCGGGGTTGGTTAGGATTCCAAGATTAAGTGATCCGCGCTGGGACATCAGTACATCCTTACTTTAACTTTTGTTAAGTCCGCGAAGTGTCTTCGCAAGATTGGCGCGTTTGGCAAGAGTTGGGTTGGAAGACTTAGAAGCAGCAGCCAGTTTAGCCGCTGGAATCTTTTCTCCAGCAGGGACTTTCAAGGACTTACGAAGAGCACCGGGGTTTTTGATCGCATCCTTGATCCACTCACCACCTTTAGCAAGACCCTTTGACTCAGATAACGCAATGGCAACTGCTTGTTTGGGGCTCTTAACAAGGGGGCCACCTTTGCCAGAGTGCAGACTGCCAGCCTTGAACTCGTGCATTACTTTGCCGATTTTCTTTTGTTTGGCCGTCAGCTTTTTCATTTCTTTTTGCCTTTGCCAACAGCGATGACAACCATAAGTTTAGGCTTGTTGGGTGTAACGCCTTTGACGCGACCGACATTTGGGAGACCGCCCTTTTTCAAAGCTACCCCCATGCCGCGAGTAGCTACACCGCCGCCACGCATCTTGTGCTCTTTGGCTTCTTTACGCTTGCTTTCGCCAGCTTCGTGCTTCTTCATTGCGGCCTTGGAAGCGTAAACTTCCTTGCTGCCTTTTTCCTTAACAGCACCGCCCTTTTTCATGGCAGGGGGAGCAGCACCGGGGGACATGGGGGAGGTCATCATTGGAGCATCGGACATAGCGGGGGGCATGGGAGCACCCGCTCCACGGCGGTCCGCCATTGCCATGTTCATGGCACGTTGACGGATGCGCTTTGGCATGGAGTCGTTTTTGCCGGGTTTTTTCATAAGGGCCATGGTAGTTCTCCTAGCGTTTCACAAGATGGTCTGCGATGAGACGGTCTATTTTTTCTTCAATACGATCAAACCTTTTGTGCATTAAGGCTAGGTCGCTTTGTAACTCTGCTTTTGTAACGTACTTTTCTCTGGTTTCAGATACGGTTTTCCAGAGTTGGTTTTGCTGGCTGTTAAGATATACTAGTACCCACCCCATCGGGACAATGAGGAGGGTGTGAAGCATGTTCCACACTAAATCAATGGATATGTTCATCACACCCCGCCCAGCTCAGTAGATTTTACGCAAGACGAGGATGATTGTGTAAGCATCCCCGGCAGAGGCATCCAACGTAGTAAACAGGATGTTGCCTGTTTTACCCGTAGTTGCGTTGTTGGTCAGATTAACGGAATCCGTAAAGTCCATTGTCTGAGCGGCATTTTGCGGAAATGTAAGGATAGTTACGTTTGCTGTAGCTTCCCACAGCAAACGAACTTCCATTCCATGCGTAAGACCGTAGATGCGTTCAATCTGAACAGCGGAACATGCCTTGCCAAAGTAGGTGGACAGGGTTGTAACATCCACCTTCTTAACAGCGGTTTCCCCTGTGCCATCGGAGGCATTGGTAAACTTCATGATGGCTTTTTTAACGCCATCATAAAGAAGCTGTGTTGCTACAGTGTCAGCCATTGCGGCCCCCTATTATTAGACCACAAAGGTCAGGTTAGGGTTCTGAGCATAACTAACAACCAAGACGCCTGTTCCTGTGCCGGTGTTGGTCGAGGTCAGGCGGATACGAATATCGGTTGTGCCAACGTTTGCCCAGTTACCGATACGGGTTGCATCTGCACCAGCGGTAGCGGCAATAATGCCAAGAGTACCACCAGCCACTGCACCAGCAGCAGTCAAATAAGTAGCTGACCCAGTTGTGCCAACACCGAGGGTTGACGAACTGCCAGACCAAATAGCGGTGATGAACAGCTGAATGGAGGTAATGGTGCTACCGGCGGGGATGACGATGTTGGAAGTATAAATGCCGTCTGCCCCTGCGCCCGCCTGAGAAACGGTTTCGGACTGCATGGAGATGACCGTGCCAAGGTTGGCTACGTCTTGGCCCAAGGTTGTGCCAGTGGTGAATTTGATGTCGCCGACTTTAACGGGACCAGAGAAAGTGGTAATACCCATCGTATAAACTCCTGCACGATGTAAGCCATGTTGTCTGTGCAGCGTCCGCCGGGACGGTCAACATAGCCGGAACCCCCGGACTGCACAGAGACTATACGAAAAAGGGGGCTGACACAAGGCCAACCCCCTTAATTTTGTTGCCGCACTTAGTGCTTACGCACCCTGCGAACCGTAGATCGCACGAGGATCAGACCAACCGAAGCTGTAACGCTCGCGGGCCTTATAACGAGCGTTGCCCGTTTCAAAGTCGCCTTCCATTGCAGTCTTGATTGGCGAACGAACGAAGTGCTTCAAGCCATTTGGTGCGTCAGTCTTGATGAAGAACGCATCAGGGTCGGTCAAGAAGTGGTTCACGGTAAAGCCCTGCGGCAAATAGCCGCCTGACTTGATCGCGTTCAGGTCGTTGTCAGCGGTCGAAACGCGCTGATCGGACTTGAGGATACGCTCGGCGGTGAACTGGAGAGCTGGGTTGATAATCAGCTTCATGCCACGAAGAGCGATTTTCAGGCCGCGTTCGTCGATGAAAGCTGCGATATCAATCAGAGCCTGTTCGAGCGAGGTTTCGTTCAAGTCAGCCTGAGTGGTTGGGGTGTTCGCAAACGTACCGCCACCGAAGGTAGGATGTGCGCTGTTGACCATCGACACGCCATCGCCGCCCAGATAGGACGAGGAGAAAGCGTTGTTGAGGACCGAAGCAGCCTTCACCTGTTTGGTGTTGGACATCGAACGCGCCATTGCACGGGTATAGCGGGCCGAGAGTTTGTCGTAGAGATTATCTTCGACAGCTTCTTCGGTGATCGCAAACGCGATGGCAATGGTGTCATGGGTGTAGCGGGCAGTATACGATTCACCAGCGGTGTCGTAAGTGATCGCTGCACCTTCGCCCTTTACTGGGGCCTGACCGAAACCAGCCAGCATGACTTCTTCTTCGAAGGCACGGTCAGAATTTTCCGTGTCGAAAATCTCGGCATGCTCGTTGTCGTAACGATCATATTCCATCCCAAAGAGTGCATTGAGGCCCGGCTCAAGCTCTTTGAGGAGTTGTGAACGAGTAATAGCCATTGTTCAAATCTCCTTAAACGCCCGCGCCAGTGCCGTTGGCATTGTAGCGATAGAAGTGATTGTTGAGCAGCACAATCGCCAGACGACCAGCAACCGAAGCATCAGTATTGAAAGGAGTATCCTCGAAGCCAATGATGCGGAGGTTGAGAGTGTTGGTAGTTGCTACCGTTGAAACCGCCAGTTTCGCATACGAACCAGTGATCGCGCTGCCAGTGATGGCAGTTGCGAAGTTGGCGTTTGCGTGGATGATCGAATCAGCCGCAGCAGCGTCTGTGTTGATCAAGAACAGCTGGTCAGGGTTAGAGACCACAGTTGCCGTAGCAATCGAGTTTGCATAGACAGCCGAAGTGCCGGGCCAATATGGCGACCAGCGGGGCTTGCCTGTCAAATCAATGTAGTTACAACCGAGGAAGACACCCAGAATAGGTACTGTACCGCCGGTGGCAGTAGCAGGGAGATCGATCATACCGTTAGTCAGCGGAATGACAGGTGCGCCGCAGTAGATGGAGCTGGACGTACCCGCAGTAGCTGCGGTCTGAATCAGATATGTGCTGTCGCCGTTGGTGTTAGCACCGCTTCCAAGCATACGATACGGGCGAAGCCCGAAAGTGGCATTGATATTTGCCATTGCTTAGATCCTTTTGAAATTATCCGGCGGAACGATTTCCACCGAAGGTTACACGAGTTTGACGATCTGGCTTACTGATCGGCATTGAAGAGTGCTGGTCTCGCATCAGGTCGTTATCAACCGCATCCATCTGCTGTTGGGCTTGGTTGCGGTAGTACGCTTCCCGTTGTCTGACAAGATCATCTGGGATACGCGCTAGGACTAATCCACCTACCGCAATAACTCCGGCATGCTTGCCATCATTAATGGTAGGAAGATCAAAGTCCGGAAACTCATCAGCGCGAACAAGTTCAAAGCCTTCGCGTAAGCGGGAATGGAGATTCTTTTTATCGTCAAAGCCGCTGGTCTCCATACGAACCCAGCGATGCTTGTAACCCTCCGGTGCGGGGGGTGCGTCCAACGAGGACGGGGGTCTCCAAACTTGAGGGCGAGCTTGTTTGGCTCGGGCATTCTCGGAACGAGGTGTACGGTCAACTGACATAATCATTGTCCTAACATCTGCTTACGAGCATGCTTCGCATACTCTTCTAAACTAACATTGAGTGCTTTGGCAATCCTTACCTGACTTGGGGTCAGAGAAATCTTGCGCTGGCTGGGTTTTGCGGTGGATCGGGCCGAAGCCACGGGAGACTGGGGCCGTTCTGCGGGCTCCGATCTTTTGAACTTGTGGGGAAAATCTTGCCGCATGCGATGATCAAGCTCGTCGTAATACTCATCGCTGGTTGGGTCGTAGCCTTCACGAGTCACTAAATCCTCATGAATGGCATAAGCCGTAGCGGTCATGGCACGATCAGCACCAAACCACTCGTTTTTCTCTGCCCAGCCTTGAGCCTTTGGATCAGGTTGCAGCTGGCGAGGAGCCTCTTGAGGGGCACGAGCTTCCCGCTCATACCGCTGACGCTCCGCAACATCCTCCTGTTCCCGACGCAAACGGGTGACACGCAAGCGTTCGTTTTCTACGGCGACGTTTGCAAGAAGGGATTGTGCCTCGATCTGGGCATCAGAATCACCCATATCGATGGCTTGTTTCAGCCTATCCTTGGCCAGCCGTTCCTGAGACCGAATGCGGTTATCAAACTCTTGGACCAACGTCTGGTCCAAAATCGTTGCTTTTTGCTTATAGTTATCAAGCTCACCCTTCAACCCACGGGCAAAATCAAGAGCCGCTCGTTCGCGACGCTCGGCTTCCCGGATCTTAAAGGTCAGCTTGTCGATACGCTTCTTAACCTTGTCGGAATGCTCCTCAAGGTCTTGGTCATCACGAGAGGGCCGTCGCTCAAGCTCCGGTTCCGGCTTTGCCGCAACCTCAACCTCGACTTCTCCTTTTTCGTCACCATCATCTTCTAAGGTGATCTCAATGGAGCCGTCTTCGACTTTGTCTTCTTCACTCATAGCAATCTCCGTTGCTGCACTGATCAGACGTTCAAGATGTCCGCCGGATCAGAGATGGTTGCGATGATCTCGTCATCGTTAAGGATGCGGACTTCTCCGCCTTCGATACGGAACCGTGCCCCGGCATACCGCCCAAGCATAATCCAGTCCCCCTGCTTGCACCACGGCCCATCAGGAAACTTGTCTTTATCCTTGTAGGCTGTTGGTCCAACGGCAAGAACATAGGCAACCACGGTTGCCAATGATTGACGCTCTACGTATTCCTCAGCAAGATGTACTCCGCCCTTGGTTTTTCCTGCGCCGCGATAGGGCAACACAAGAAGTCGCCAACCCGTAGGCTGGGGCAATCGTGCTAGGGCTGACTGAGGGATCTTGGTTGGGTCGAGAACGACCTCTTCCGGGAGGACAAAGGCCTGACCCAAAGCACCTTTGGGTTCTTCCTTGAGAAGGTCCGGATTAGTGACTGGCTCAGGGGCCTTGGCGTTCAGTTTCTTTTGAACATGGTCGGGTAGAATCAGATTACTCATTGTCTCTGTCTCTTTCATTTTTTAGCAAAAGGCGCAGCTCATTCTCGATCTCATCCCACACTTCGAGTTTACCCCGAAGGTGTCTGAAAGCGGAGAAGTCTGAGACGGGGCCTTTTGTTACCGCCTCTTCAACTACGTCTCTCCGCTCTCGAATCACTTTAAACAATCTGTCAACAATGTAAAGATCGCTCACAATTACTCCCTTGGTTTTTGCATGGCTTCCGTTTTAGCTTTGCTCCCAGCAGATGACCCATAGTAAAAA